TAGTGAAGATGTCCTTATCAGTGATGAAGTTAGTAACACGGTCAATGATCTTCTGATCTACAGTATTATCAGTACTATAGTGAACAGCGTAGTTAGTGAAACGCAATGCCATAATGCTGGCAATGTCTGCACGATACGCGTCATCCTTACCGATAGAAGCACCCATCTGTCCTTTAACATACTCCCAACTGTTGTTAGTCAACATCTCTTTAGGAGTAATCAACTTGTCCAACTTGTTGTTGATGAATGTAGTAAACAGAGTAGCAAACTCGCTACCTACACTACCCTCACCAATCATTTGGATCAAAGGTAAGTCTTGCTCAAAGTTCTCTATGCTAGAGATAGAGTTAAAGAATGTAGTAATACTACGAGCATTAGTTGTCTGTGTAACCAACTCAGGATGCATCAACAAGAAGTTAATACAACGAGAGTCAATACTATTCTGTTCTGCCCAACGTGCCCAACAATCTACATCGAACTTTAGATATGCTGTAATAAAGCGAGTCTTTTGCGCAGCATCCATAGATGTTACTTGATAGTCACCATTATCTGGATTACTAGTCAATACAATATGCCAGTTCTTCGGTAACTCCCATGAGATATACTTCTGACGGTCGATCAATTCCATAGCCGCTTGAGTAAATCTTTGGTCTGCACGACTATAGTCATCGAGAATTAAGATACCACCTTGCTCTTTACCTTGAATCCATTCTGGAGTAGCATAACCCATACGCTTCTCTCCACTAGGAACATACTTATTCTGAATATACATAGGCATGATGTTCTCAGGTACCCACTTGGTTACCTTCTTGCCATCATCAGTAGTCTTAACTACTTCAAATTCCTTGATTGGAAAACCTGTAAGGTCACCCAACTCCTCGATCTGAGCAAGATTTAACTTAACTACATCTAGTCCTAACTCTTTACCAATCTGCAAAATGGTAGTGGTCTTACCAATACCTGCCTCGCCCTCGATGTTCACTGCTACAGGAATCTTCCCGTCAGCTTGAATATGTTGATTATTCTTTACAATGTGACCGATAAATTGTTTTAGTTCGTCGGTGTTTAAGTTAACTTGATTTGCGCTCATAATAATTAGTTTAATTTAATTTGTGGACCAGGTAGGTCTTCGTTTATACTTCCACGGGTAGAAATTACCCACAACATTTTGCCTCTCGGCTTTACAGTACAATCACATTCACCATCAGTTAGATATACTAGACAAGTATATTTATCTTGGTTCTCATTATACAATTCTAATACAGGATCAAAGTAAGTACCGCCGCGACCATGAATCTCTATCTTATCTCCAGCCTTGTATGGCCCGATATGACGGATCTGCGTATCACATTGTACAATAGTTATCTCTGCACCTGTCTTATTGATATGGTCAATCTCATGGAAGAACTCTTGTACTTCCTTATCACTAACGGAACCGCTAGTATCTACAGCAACTAAGATATGTTTACGGTGTTTAATCTTAAGACCAGGATTATCCTCAAATCTTTTGTTAAACTTACGTCGCAACTTCTTAGTAAATACTTTCTGACTACCACCAGTAAACCTTCTTAAGTAAGACTTCCAGTCAAACTTAGGTGGCTCACTACTATTAAGTTTGTCTAGTAAACCCTTGAGTTCTCCAGGTATAGTACCTCTAGACTTTTCTATTTGTTCTGCAATCTCTTTAAGTTGATGCTCGACTTGCTTCATAACAAGTTTCTTTTCTGCCTCACTTAAGTCTTCAAATTCTTCCCACGTACTATGATCAGGAACAGGTTGACCATTACCATATGTTGGTTTACCTTGTCCCATTGCCTTCATCAGTTGCTCAAACTTACTAGTACCATCGCCGTTATCAAGCTCTTGTTGTAGTAGGTTATAATACTCTCTGCAACCTGCTTTCTTGGGAAGATTCATAGGCGCAAACGTATCATTATCAATAGTACAACCATCTGGTGGAAGATACTGCGGATCTATATACTGATTAATCTCTAAGTCCATTGCTATGTTAGCAAGATTCTTATCTGCAAAATCAGTATGTATCGTAAGATGAAAGAATGCAATGTGCAATAGTTCATGTTTCAATAAACCTATGTGGTGTTCGGGACTTAGGTTTTCCCAAAACTCTTCATTGATTATCAATTGAAAGTTAATGTTATGTTTGCACACACCTGCCGTAGGAATACGATTACTCCATAACTTATTTAACCCAATGAGAAAGAGCCCATAGAAGGGCTCCTTTAACATCAGTTCTTTAGTGGCCTTCGCCAAACTATCTTGCTTTGTCATTTACCTTTAGCTATTAATGTTAATTGATACTTCTCCATGAAAGTGAAACCAGCAGTTTCTAACTGCTTTCCTAACTCTTCTGAAAATCTGTTAATGAAGAACGCCATAGCTATAGGATCTACATTCACATTTTTGTGAAGAATCTCATAGATGTGATTCCAGGTTAATGTATTACCATAAGTAATACCTGTAAAACTCTTTATCTTTTCTATGGTATCTTGTTCAAGATTTATATTCTTATACCCAGCTTCTTTATATAACATAAGTACATAAGGTAAGTTGGCCTCAATATCTGAGGAGTCAATAAGGTTCTTAACCACAATGTGGTTCTCTCTATCTACAGACTTAGCCATTGACAACAAGTTCTTATACGTTGTCTCATCAAGTTTAAATACTTCTCCCATTAGTCTTCTATTTTTAAAGTTTTTAACATCCATACCGGAGGGTTATTCATATTAGTGATCCACTCCTTTGCACTTGGTAGATAACCATTGCAATCTTCTTTTACATGTTGCTCGCCTACATAGCGAGTCATAACTTTTTTACCCTTAGAGTTAACAAAGAAGGGTCCGAAGACCCTCTCACATTCGAAGATACCTTCACTATGATGCCTGAATAATCTATGCATACTGTGACCATACCAGGCTTTAGTAGCATCAAACCATTCATGAATGTGCATGTACTCCTCAGGCTCACCGCCCCACTTTTTAGCGGAACTGCGAGCATGATCATATGGATGCGCCATTACTCTTCCCAGTTTATATCTGTAAGATTAACTGAATCATAAGCTTCTTCAACGTTTCTTACATAACCGTTAATACTTATAGTAGGAGTATCTTCTTCTTCAAAGTCAATTCTTATTTCTCCGTAACCGCCATCATTATTATACCAGTCATAATTATAATGATTCTCAAGTATATGATAAGCTAGGTCTTGCAGGTCTCCCTCATACATATCGTTAAGGGCACCGCTATCTATATTATCCCCATAAAATTCTACATCTTCCACCTGGCCAGAGTCTCCTCCACCATCATATCTAATGTCTACACTTGTTACACCAGCATCTTTCAATGCTGCAAATAAGGTTGCTGTTTTTAAGCTTGCCATATTACTTTTGTTTATAGAACCTACCAAGTATGTTTGCGTTTAACCAGATGTCTTTCTCCAGTACCTCACACATAAATTGGTATTTAACTTCTTGATAAGAGAGCTCTGTTTTAGAGTAGCATATCTTTAGGATAGTCCTTTTGATATGCACACCTGCCTTATGAGCCGCCTTAAGTTTCTCATTACTACTATAGTAGTTTTGATATACAGTTTTTCTTACACGCTTGTAAGTCTTCTTGCGTTTGTCAGTAGACATAGCCTTCTTAGAAAGCTTTGTCTTAACATCCGCAAAGAAGTTCTTCTTGCCAATGTAGGATTTGCGTTCACCATCTATGATAACATCCATCTGATATACAAATCCTACAGCACCATCAGGAATCATGTCCTCGGTGAATTCTTTTAATTGGTAGATCCAACTCATTTCTTTAATGCTTCTTTTAATAAAGGGTGTAAGAATGTTCTTACCTTTTCCCTACCGTATACTTTAACAGAGTCTGATAAATCCTTCTCAAGCTTTAGATGTATTCCCGGGAAACCAAAGTTATCCTTATACTTCTTCATCGCTTTTATACCGGCCTCATCATTATCAAATAGAGTACAGATAGATTTATACTTAACCTTGTATATGTCTATTACTTCTTTACGGATTGCAGTATTCTCACTGTCTGGTGCTACAACCTCTAGGTTATAACCAAACTTAGTAAGACACATTGCGTCCTTCAGGGAACTGCAGATAACAAGATTAGGTACATCAAACTTTAATTGGTCGGTACCTTGTACATAATTCTTTACCTTCAAGAACTTATGCTCTTTTACTTTAGGTTGATATACTTTATATATCTGACCATCGGATCTAGTGTAGCCATAGATATACGAACCTTTAATAGTTAGTTCATCTATGATATCATCTTCTTCTCTTTCCATTT